TATGATTCATACTACTGATTTTCTTACGAGGATTACCATTATAAGCAAATATATTTGTCTGCTTAAAAGAACTCAAAAACTTAACCATACCACTAGCATTGGCCTTATCACGACTACTATTGTTTTTATCAAAAGGATTAAATCCAATATCATCGCTAAACATAATACTTTCCTTCATCTTTCCTGTGAGGATACCGGGATAATAAACACTACTATCATGATCGGCATCAAAAAGAGGCGGCGGAATCGAACCACCGGATCGCTCCAGTCACCAGACTACCCCAAAGTTTATTTAGTTATAAAATCCATCCGGGTCATAATCTTCTTCATCTTCATCAGCATAAGGATCGTAGTCATCTTCCTCGTCCTCATCTTCATTCCATCCCCAATCGTACTCACGATCATAATCATCCTCATCATCCTCATACGAGTCCTCATTAAAGTTAGACGAGTACAATGGCTTCTTCAGTTCGCCTTGATACTCACCAACAACTTCATAACGACAGGTACGAAGTTTCTCACAATTACAATCGCTAGGAACACTCACAACATCACGCGGATTGATCTTGACGATCACAATACGATCACCATGCTCAACGCTACCATAACCAGCAACATAGTTTAATGCTCCAGCATGAAGACCCTGTGAGCATCCTACGCTACGATTATCGTCAACCTTTGCACGTTGCATGGTGCAAACGTCGCCAACCTTGTTACGAAACTTTCCGGCATACTTATCCATATAATCTCCACGAACGGCCTTATATGCCAAGAAATGTCCATCCTCAGTAATCGGCAGATTCTCATGCTCAAGGAAATCATAGAGTTCCTTTTGACTCTGCATACTAGGATTCTCCATCAGATTATTCAGGAAGTTAACAAGAGGCTCAAATGGCAGACCCTTGCTCATAAACTCCAGAATACGCTTGCTGATACTGCCATGAACAACCTCGCCAGCATACATAACCTGACCATTCTTGATCTCTACCTGACCGTTGGAATAAACCGAAACGGCCTTTTCAATATCAACAATCTCCAACAGTTCTTCTGACGTTGCGGTTGGAAGAACTTGCAGAATCATCTTATAGTTAATATGATCCGGCAAAACCTGATAGGTTCTATTGTTAAGAACCAGTGTCAAATTACCATCAACAAACATAAACGGAACGGCCATTTTTCATCTCCTTAGTGTGATTTCGATACCTGTGATTAGCATATTCTACAACGAGCCACGAACTTGTCAAGTTGTCACTTAATCAAACTGCTCAGTTGAACCCTGAACAAATCGACCATATTATTATCCATAGATGTATACCACTTGTCCTCTGACCTGTTACCCCAATATCCATCGCTATGAAGTTGGCTAATAGGATTGGACACAACAAGATCCCTAATACTTGATGCTCTAAGATTTGTAGACACTATAAACTTCAGCATAGGATTCTTATCTAGTTCATCTCGTATATTATCACGAATCTCACTGATCTTAGGCAGAGCATACTTTGTATCAATTGATGGCTTGATTAGAGAGATATACTCCTTAGCATTATCAGCATCAGATGTTTTATACAAGTTATTACAGATACCAATCAGATGTCCATAAGCCACAGTAGTATCTCTAATATCTTTGCTATTGATACTATCCATACCATTAGCCTTGAATATCTTATTCATGTGATCAAAGTAGTCTGACTCTGAGAACTTGCGAATATTAAACACTGAACAATGAACAGTTTCGGCAAAGAACTCTATCAGCATGGTATCGTCAAGAGCCTTGACCAACTTATCATTTTTAATGTAATCAGCATACTTGAGTCCAAACAGATTTAAAGCGTGGAACAAGAACTGCTTATCTGTTGATGGAAGTCTGTTATAGTAATAATGATTGCTATTATTATTACGCTTTTCTTCCTTTTCCCACTCAGACTTGCAGTATTTGACCACAGAGTTAAATGTTTCCATAGGCTCAAACTTTTTGCTATTAATCTTATTGAGTTGCTTCTTAAAGAAGGTATTAAAATCAACAAGATTATATCCATCCTTCTTCAACTTGTCAGCGAACGCAGTCTTGATAGCATAAATCTTATTTGATCCGAAAAGTTGCTTGACTAATCCCTTATACGCTTCTTGTTTGATCACTCCAGCAATACTATTAATGCTCGGATACTCATTAGATGCACTAGCATATCGCAGCATTGGAACATACACGATCTCATCCTGCTCCAAGAAATCTTCTAGTTCATCTTCAGACAGCATACTAAGATACTCAGCATCATTATATTGATTACTGATAGCCTTGGCATCTTTAGATGCTCCATAGATATAGAATACATCTTGATCACTAACGCTACCCTTGGCATTACGAGTATATGTTTTACGAGGTCCGGTACTCTGTGTAAGATGCTTGTAGTCTGAAACCTTTAGCAGATTAGACTGTCCAATATCCTCAATTAGTTTATCAAAACCTTCGTCGCACTTCGTATGATCCTTAGTATCCATCAGAAGATAAGCAAAACAGTCATTCTGATTGCAGAATCGTGTTACGATCTTCTTGGCACTTTCTTCACCCTTAACATCGCACAGGAAGAATTTGATACCACCAGACTTTCTTGTATTATTCCAGTAGTATGTACCCTTACCCGTAAGAGTTTCATGATGAATCTTATCGGTCAATGCAACAAGTCGCCTTGATCGGTATCCGGCACTCTTGAAATTAAAAACATACAGACTCTTGCCAGCAGGAATCTTATAATCCAAGTCCTCGCCAGAGTTAATAGGATGACTTTTCCCGCTGGAATCTGTCCATGAAGCACCAACGCCCCAACCACCAGCAAGATCATTGAGTGTATAATATGTAGTAATAGCCTCTACCTTAGTTTTGGCAGCAGCAATCTTCTCGCTAAATGTACGCTTCAACTCCAAGAAAATTTCCTGAGTCTTTTCACGCAAAGTTCGCTTGACCTGTTTAGTATATTGCAAACCTTCGCGGCTAACATCCATCTCCAATTCACCGATACCAAATTCAAGTTCAAGATACAAACCCTGATCAAGAATTTCACTTACGAAAGTTTTCCACGAATCAATATCGGCCTTTTGGAAAGCACGATTCCACCGCTGAATAGCGTCGTTGGTTTGCTCCTGCTTTTCTTCACCAACAAGTTGATTAGACTGAACAGGATAAGCGATATTACCCATAATAGCCACAATACCACTCTCAATCTTATGACTACTATTAGGAAACAAATCATATCCATTATTCAGCCTACAGACTCTCCAACCTTCTCCGCTGATTACAATATTAGTATTGCTATACCTGTGATCTTGAAGATGGTTCATTACACCGCCCTCAATAATCGGCTTCATCCTAAAATAATGGAAGATACGCATAGCCTTGTTGCTAAACTCATGAAAATCATGTTGCTTAACAGCAAAACTAATCTCAAGACCATTAGGTTCCTTAGTATCTGTGGTGCTAAAAAGATTTAGCGTAGGAACACCATTATCATCAATAGCGGCGATATAGGTATACTTCTTTCCGTTAAAATAAGATGCTGTGGTAAAACTCTTGGTATAAGCAAACGGACTCTTACTACCAAGACCCAAGCAACCTACAAAATCATTGCTATCGTTCTTGTTGCTTGCACCATATGTTGTATACAATTCCTCCATATCCTGCTGACTAAGACCAGTACCATAGTCTCTTACGCAAAAATTAGGGTTGCCCATAGTTGGGAGCGTAACCTTAAAAGGATTCTTATTACCAGCACTAACGTGACTATCATATGCATTAGTAGACAGTTCACGAATAACTGCCATTACCTTATCGGAATAAAGAGAGTCCGAAAGGATTTTAAACATTTTGCTAGTCTGAGCGATACTAAACTGATTCGCACTAGCAACACCAGCACTATGAGTCTCAATCGTCCTATCTGCCAACTTCATCATTTTTCTCCAAAGTCTGTTAATCGTTCCTGTGATCTACAGAGTATACCATCGACAAGCCGCCTTGTCAACCTTGAACTTGTTTTCCTTTTCGGTTCGTCATTGCCATATACGCTAAAATAGCCGATAATATTCCAAAATATCTAATAGCCGGAATAGGCAGAGAAAAGAACCATAGTCCTGATATTATGGTAATAATAGATAGTGTATAGATAATCTTATTAGATATTGTTGTCCATCTACTTAAAGAAAATATTAGTGGTCCTGAAAATATAATACAGAATATAATCAAAGATACGGTAATAGCCAAACTAAACATCAACTATCATCCTCATGGTTTGACCAATCATCTTCCTCTGGAACCCATGTTTGATCAGTATCATAGTCCTCAAATTCGTCATCGCCCTCCTCTTCGTCTAATAGCATTATGGTAAAATTATTTAATATTTCTAATACCATATCAATTTTTGCATTAATTGATTTAAGATCTTTTTTTAGGTTAGCAATATCTTTTGATAGGTTATTATCCATATGATGTAACTCCCTATTGCTTTTGTTGATTTCTCTGAGAATATCATCAAAATCTTTAGACATTATAACACCTTAAATAAGTTTTTTATATTCTTTGATGTCACCATTTTCGATGATTTTTTTATCTTCGTAACTGGAGGCAACTCGACGATAAAATTCTTGCTTAATATTTTCTATTACACCAGTTATCATAGCAATTTTATTATATGACGGATCTTTCATTAACCCGGCTAAAACCCTAGAAAATACATAATTAATATCACCTAAAATAGTGGCAAATTCTTCATTACTTAAGCCATTCTCTATTAAATGAGTATTAGTATATCTGCTAGCGTTTTGCTTGATACATATAACCATATTGGATATACATTCATCCAAATTCTGTCTATTTGACTCTTTAATATATGGCATAATTATTCCTCACATTTACAATTATATTTTTTACAATATCCACATTTCGGGCCAGGATCAGAATTGCCCCAAGCATTAGCAAAACCATTAAAACTTTCTTTACCAGTATCTATACATACTAGTTTTTTGCTGCGGCCTCTTTTGATCCATCCCATATTATGGTAGTGACAATCCCAAAATTTCAAATTGGTTTTTTTGTATATATCATTAACTAGTTTTTGAATATATTTCAGCGGTAATTTATCTTGGGTTCTAGCAATTTCAGTGACATAGCCCCAATCACTAATATTGATAAAATCTTGATCTTGATCATCAACCATTTCTAGTTTGCAAACATTACTATATATCTTAGGCGCTAGATCAAATTTAGACAGTTTTTGCTGTATGGAATATGCTTTTTGAGCATCTCTTTTAGAATAAAATTCTTTGAATCCTAATGAGATATGATCTTTAATGGGATAGAATTGACAATATCCTCCTTCATCAAACCAGTCGCTATAATCAATTTTATAGTTCATTTTTTTCTATTACTTTATTACCAGTAATATTCTCTACTAAAAAAATTGCCTCTCTAAGATCATTTGTTTCAAATATTTGAATTGATCCTCTTGGAATATCAAATTTAAATGTAGCATAAATAGCGTAGTATGGTTCACCCTCGGCTTCTTCATCTAAATTAAAATATTCTTCTAGAGATTTTACTTCTTCTGGTATAAGACCGCCTTCATAATCAGGTAAATTCCTAATAGTAGATATATGATAATGAAGAATGTGAGAGCGTGAATTGCCTTCATTAGAACACCATCCTCTATAAAATCTATTAGGATATATCTTCATCGTATCACTTGCTATGCTTCGCATAAAAATCTTTGTATTTTACTATATCAGAATATAATGGCACTGATATTTCTTTTGGAGTAAATGGATTTTCCTGGGTTCTTAGATCGTATAAATCGCCTTGAGAATTTACTTTACCCCAAGCAACAACACTATATTGATTTCTAAGTCTATGCAACTCATCCTTTGCATTATTTATTACAAATGTGTCAACTCCATTTGTTTCAGCAAAACTAATGAGATAATCTAATGGATTAGAATGTTTTGTCTGCAATTGCGAATCCATAACAAGTGTTCCTAATGTCCTGAATTGTAAGTGTTAAATGAGAATAGCCCCATGGATTATACAAGAAGAATTTACCGTCAGCATAACTTTGTACAAAATATGCGTGACCAGTATTTCGGCTCATATATCTGTATATAACTATAGGCTTATTCCTTAATGCCGCATCTACCAGAATAGACTCTGCGGTTATAGTTTTTGTATTAAATGTTTGATAAATATCCGACGATCCTATAACTTGCCTAAAAACAACATTAGAGAATCCACCATCACCTATGGCACTATAAGAATTAGCCACCCTTGATCTTGATGCGTATCCTGTCGCCGCCCATTGTGCATAAGCCTTTTCTGTTAAAGATACCCATAGTTCATTAGAATTATCTGTATGTCTATTACCAAAACTAGCAAATACTGATCTACCAGTTATACTATTTACTGGCAATTGATTGTCTACAGTAATATAGTCAGCAACTAATCTTGATCTATCTAAACGATAGAATCTAACTGTAAAAGTTTCATCACCATTCGGTCTAATCATGCCTTGTATGGTTGATGATGATTTATCTGCTATCGCTGCCAATACCGCAACAAGGTAGCAGTCACCAAGATTACCTTGTCTAATATCAGAACTATTAATGCCATTCACAAACAAACTG